TCAGGAGCGACCACACGAAACAAGTGACCCATACGCTGGTCTAAGCGGTGGGTTGCGTCGTAAACTCCGAAATCTCGTATTCGGACGTCCGACTCGACGCACTTTTCACTTTCTCTCAGGCGTGCAGCAGCTCAAACGGGCTGCGCATGTTGTGCCAGAGAGTTTTATCAAAGAGCAGTATCGCAAGCACGCTGAGGCGATGCTCGCTGCTCCCGAGAGCAAGTTTAACCTTGGAACGATGAAGCCTTGTCGTCCCCGGGACTCAATAGAAGCCAAGCGCAGCAAAGCGCTCGACTACTACTCTCGAAGTGAAAATACACTTGCCAGCTCCACGGTGAAGCGGCTCCTCGATCGCGAACGCGATTCTCCCGAGGAGCCGACCAGACCGATGGAGTTTTTGAACCGGTTCCGTAAGAGGGTCGAGTCGATCATGAAAGATTTCCTCCCAGACCTTACTACTCCGTATTCCGCCAGTAATTCCGCCTGTTTCGAGCTTCCTCGAGGCTCGGGCGGACAGAATGGTGAAATCTTGCGGGACCTTGGCTACCGGCATTATTTGCCGGCTATGGGATACCATGGAGGCTTTCCGGATAAGGACGAGAAGTTCTCAGTCCATTGCGACCTTTATCATTTTGGTCGCAGTACTTTACCCGGTTTGTGTGTATACCCATTTGGTTTTGGAGATCCTGAAAATGACGGGACTCGGAAGTACTGGTTTGGCGCAGACAATTACAACTCTGTCGCCCTCCCGGTACCTGGACGTATCGTTCCTGATGCTTTGCCTCGCTCGACCAAACCTGGTCCCTGCGGGTATGTGCATCATAGTGACCCTCGTCCTCTGAGTTCCTGCCATATGACTAACAACGGACCTTCCGTTGCTCTAATCGTGAAAGTTAGTGATGGCTTTCACTTCAGGACTCTCCCTCCCTTCTACACTGACCAGAATTGCAAAGAACCCGAAGGCATCGCTGGTCTTAAGTGGATAAACTCTTCTAGCTCACGGATTACATGGTACTGTCCGTCTGAAGCTCACTCTCATGCCGATGCGATGGATCCAACATTCCATGGCTACAAGTGTACCCCTACTGGGCACACTTGGGCTTTTGAGTCTGAGGAGAATAAGTTGGGAGAAAGAACATACCTTGAGCACCAC